CCGAAGTTCTAACTAAGGAAGCCACTGTCGTTACAGTGGAAAATGACAGTGTTCACGTAAAGTGTTCCGCGTTATTCCCCCATTCAAAATATGGTGGCCAAGAGTATTCAATACCAACAGCATTAGCCTGTTATGCACGGTTAGCCGTGTATGACAAGGAGCGCACAGTTGTGTCATGGAAGAATTTAATTCTTGCCATTAAGATGCATGTTTCTAAAAATTATCCTACCCGTGTGGATAAGGATAAGTTGGTTGCATTTGCCGCCATCCATGCATTCACTAATGTCCGAGATGAAATTGACCATAACAACTTTGTTGCTTCTAAGAAGCGTGATTATGCTGAATTGTTACGTAGTCAAAACTGGGTTACTAGTTTTGACAAGCGTCGGTATTTGTTTCTCATTGTTATGGCAATGGCCCTATATGAGATTAAGGGATTGTTCCCAAAATTGGGAGCATTATTTCGCCAATTTGGTTGGCGCACAATTAAGGTAGTCACTGTGCTATCTTGTTTCGCAATCAACAAAGATGTTGTCATGTCTACCATTGAAATGGTAACATGTGCACTCCGTTTGCGGCAATGGAGTGCATCGACCACCAAGATGGTGGGTGTGGCAGGGAGTGATGGCCCTATTGCCAAGAAAGTTATCGAACCACCTACAATAAAAATCACTGACATTGCGAATAAACCTGAAACAACCATAAGTGTGTCAGGAATGCTCGAATTGCCAGAAAAGACTCTAGCCGCTTCAATAATGAATAGTAGTGTTGATTTCGATATATTTATACCCGGTGAAAGCAGAAAAATGTATAGTAACGGTGAATATACAAGAACCATTTATGATGCCATAGTTGAAAAACGTGGTAGTGATACCAACGAAGGTGGAGACGTGTGTAGTTTGATTAAACCACAATTCATAGGTAAAAACGATGTTGTTAATTTTCCTTTAATTGTTTGTGAGAAACCATTTGAAAATAATCCTGAAGTGGTTGGTTTACCACACAAAGAAGATAAGAAAATTGGAGAATTTTACCAGATTGGTCCCTGTTTCTTGCGTTGTGTGCCTGGTGCCCATGCCCTAGATAGGCAGAATGAACTAGCCAGTCTGTGTGGGCGACACCTAATTGTCAAACATGCTGATGATATAGGAGAATGGCGTAGGGTTGTTGGTGTTGCGCTGCCTTATTTTGATCAGTTTATTGATAATGTTAGAGCATATACTCAACACCAGTGGTTGTGTGAACAACCACCTCATAAAAGAGACAAGTATACAACCTTTTTAGGTAATGTTTCAAGTCTGGATTTTGAAAACCCACAAGTGCATAAACGTAATTTCTTTATAAAGAATGAGATTTTAGTCCCAAGTTTTGGGACACGTTTATCCGACAAATTTCCCAGGGGTATTCAGGGACTTTTAGTTCCTGAAACAAATATTGCTCTTGGTCCGTTTATGCATGTTGTTTCCGATGCTATTGCTCGTGGTTTTGGAGGCCAGCTTTCATATTCCTCTGGGCGTACACCCGAGGAATTGGGGGAATGGTTCAACAAGGCTAATGAAGAAGGGTATTCGTTTTATGAAGACGATTTTTCAGCATTTGATTCCACACAAGGTGCTGGAGCACATTTTGCTGAGGTGTCAGTATACAAGTTGTTTGGCCCTGATCATGTTGTTGATACTGTGTTGAATTATCAAAAGAAAACCTTTGGCATCTCAAAATATTTTAGGTACAAAACCAAATATACACGAAAATCTGGTGATCAGAACACATCGATTGGTAACACAATTATAAATTTTATGGTTCATCTTTATGCTATCCATGAGTATAACTCCCGAGGCAACAATGTTGTATTTAAAATGATGGCTTTGGGGGATGACAATTTGCTAGCAGTCAAGAATGCTGGTAGTGACTTTTGTTCATATGTTGAACAAGTTATTATTCGTTTAGGGCTACGACCAAAGTTCAAACAATGTGGTAAAGCACCGACGTATTGTTCAAGTGTGTTTTTACCTGTTGTAGATGGAAATAGGCCGACCTATGTGCTTGTACCTGAATTGCTACGTAGGTTATCAAAAATTGGGTTTACAGTGAAGACACTACCACGTGGTGTCAGTCCGTTAGCCCGTTTGAAAGCGAATGAATTGTCAATGCCCAATAACCGTCTGTTACCTGTGTCAAGAGTGTTTTATAATTATTACACTTCATTGACTCAGGTAAAGGCAGATTATGATAATGATTATCGGCCACATGCTATTTACACAGCCAACTTTAGTGTTTGCGAACGCACTTTTGATTGGTTTACTGATGTCTACGGTGTTTCAGTTGATGAGTTAAATCAACTGGAAGACTTTCTAATTAAACATTTGGATTCGGCTGATGGTTTTCCCTCTGTATGGAACCATCCAGTTGCAAATTATATGTATGATTTTTATCATGCATAGAGGTTGCCCCCGTAATAACGGAATCTAAGGGCTACATAATGCCTAGTGCCAACAAGAAAAATAAACGAAACAACCAAAAACTAACACAACCTTCTAAAGTTGTTGTTCAACAAAAGAAAAATCCTGTACAACCGAAAGTTAACCCTTATAAAGGCCTGCTATCTGCAGTTGGTTCTGCAGCTGGTGGGTATTTAGGTGGCCCCATTGGGTCATTGTTAGGGAGTAAGGCTGGAGACCTTATTTCAAAAATAACCGGTTTTGGTGCTTATAAAGTTAATAAGAACACCTTATTATCTGGTAATACAATACCGTCGTTTCGTGGTGTGGGTGACGGAGTTGAGATTTGTCATCGTGAATTTATTGCTGATGTCAGATCCGTAACTGGGTTTGCAGTCGGTGATTTTCACATAAATCCTGGTTTAGCGCAAACTTTTCCATTTTTATCCCAAATAGCCGCATACTTTGAAGAGTATGATATGATGGGTTTGGTTTTTGAATACCGCCCTAGTTCAGGCTCTGCAGTAGCTGGCACAAACCCCGCTATGGGTGTTGTTGTGTATGCTACCGATTATAATTCGTTAGCACCTAATTTTGGATCGAAACAACAAATGGAGTCATATGAATACTCTTGTTCTTGTGTACCATTTGAGTCTATGTTACATCCAGTTGAGTGTGCTCCTCGTAACAATGCATTAGATACATTGTACATTCGCACTGCTAATACTGGCACAGCCACGGCAGATTTGCGTTTATATGATATGGGAAAATTTGAAGTGGCCACTGCAGGTCAACAAGCAGCAGGCAACATTATTGGTGAGCTTTGGGTCACATATCATGTTAAATTGAAGAAACCACGCATTGATCCAGCTGCTAATGCTAAGGCAGATCACATACAATCCAATCCCTATAATTCAGGGGCTGCCAGCACAGCGCTTGGCTCAATTGGTGGGTTGCTAACAACGGGTTCTTCATTGAACGCCGTTTCTAACATTACAACAAATAGTTTTATGATATCAAATCCAGGTAATTATATGATAATTGTACGAGTGTTCAGCAGTGGTGCAGATATTGCCACAACTGTTACTTTGAGTATGGGTAGTAACATAAGTGCTTTAAATACACAAGTTGATGGGACCGGGTTTGATGACACGGACCTGTCTAGTGCTTTTAACCCATCTAGTGGCGTTAATGCCATTTCCATGTTAACTTGCACTGTTAATCAATATGACATTAATTCAAACAACGTCATAACTTTAGGTGGTTTGTCAGGTGGTACTGGTTTGAGTACCGACGTGTGGGTTTATCAATTGCCCACTTACATAAATTAATATGTTTTTAAATCTTGTTGATGTAGTTTAATTTACCATCCAAAACTGCCCCCGCCGTGAGTGGGGTATCAATAACAAGC